CGAGGCTTAACGTGATCAAGAGTAAGTTCATGTAATTCATAAGATTTTCCACAATAAACGCATGTACAATCGAAGAGTTCCTTTACGGCTTTACGCCACAGACGGGTTGCTTCAGAGCTAGTCATGGTTAACAAGTTGTGTAAATAGTGATCAGGGGTTGGCAGAAGTGGGGTCATTGACGTTTTGCTCCACCTCTAGCACGATTAATTTTAAGACTTTCTTTGACAAATTTTCCATTCTTTTTGCTCATGTCAGGACCACCTTTACCCATTAATCCGGCTTTTCGCCGTGCTTTGGCATGTTCCCGTTTGTAAGCATTAGAGTGTGCATATTTGCCACCGGGTGAATTGTCTCGTACGTGCTTAAGTCTAGATGCTTCGTTTTTAGCGTAGTGTTGCGCTGTTTTACCTTTTGCCATAGAGTCTACTCTTTACAAGTTCAGGATCCACTTGAGGGATTACGCTAGCTAACTTATCAAGTGGGTTACCTTCATAAGCAATACCACTAATGTCATTAGCTTTTAGCCAATCACAAGCTGCTTTCAAATCTTGAGTAGTAGCTTCACCAGATTTAATCCGACTTAAAAACTCACTAGTAACAAGATTGTGCAACTCATTAAATTGGTCTTCAGTTGCTTTCTTTTTCATTTAAGGCTACAATCGGTACAATATCATGGCACAAGACTTCAACTCTTGAGCCAGGACGGAATGTAAACCCCGCTTTCATAATTTCTGTACATTTAAGTGCTCTGACTAGTTCATAGTCAAGACGCATCTTTTGTTCGTGTCGTTTTGCTATTTGTTTACACGTTTCTACCATGCCACCATCAAGGGGTACACTAAAATTAAGTTGCATACCCCAATTATAATTGACAACATAACCTTCGTCTCTATACGGCTTGGTGTCATTACCCATGACAAAAGGTGAAACGGTCATAGTTGATCCGTTACAAGAATTGTTACCAGCAAAGTATTGACGTGAAGGTGCACCAGTATTTTGAAACTGAACTGCTTGATTGGTTACGTTGCCAGTGGCTGCTGCTACTGGATTAGATGTGTTCTGAACTTTTGGTTCTTCCGCACGTAACGGTGTTACTGCGAGAACACAGAAAGCGAGGTAGTAGTAGAACTGGTAGAGATATTGCGTGTAACGTCGATTTCCTCCACTACACCTGCTGCGCGAGTCACTAGCTCTAGTTGAAACTGCTCTCCGGCATTCGTTACTGAATAGGTGGTTGCGGGATCCGCGATGTTCCCCGAAGGGGTTACATTTGTTCCAGACCATGAGGAATAATCTCCTCCATATACTTTTGTACTTACGGTTTCAGTGATAGTTTGTGTAGTCGTTGTCGTTGACTGCATACTGCCTTGTGTAAATTGAGGAGTAACAGTCTGCGCTTTAGCTACAGAAGGTGCTAACAACAATAGAGCAATAATCCATTTCATTACTTAATCTCCTTTTTGTCTTTGTCAACACGAGAAATACCATACGATGCAAGCGTACCGCTAAGCAATGACGCTACAAACGTAGGATCCATTTTTTGCAGCATCCCCATATAAGATGCTGTAAGTACTCCTGCACTCCATACCAGTACCAAGGCTTTAACTATTTCACTAAAAAAATTGTGAAACATGTTTTTTGTGTTTTCAATCATTCTTTTTTACGAGTCAGTAGTTTCTTGACAATTGGTTTCAAGACTTGCACTGTCCGTTTGAATACCGCAGTTGCTGTAAGCGTGGCTACAACGGAAACAGTTGCAGTCGTACCTGCAGTAACAAGTATTTCATTACTTGGTAAGGGTACCTCTAATTCAGTACCAGGCACGTCAAAGTAACGTATGTCCGGTATTTTGGGTAGAGTGGGTGAAGGTAGTTTAGGTGATTCCCCTTTGGGTGGCTCTTCTTTGGCATCTGCCTGTATCCCTGGCGGTGGTCTAAGGTCACTAGGAGGCACCACAAGCGGCTTGTAGGAGGGTAGATTAGCTCGTGGTACCTCCAGTACTGGACGGGGTAATACAGGCGCCTCTGGGAGCCGTATAGAGGGGAATGCGGGTGGTTCCCCTAGATTAGGCATCAGAGTTTAGGAGCGGGGAACAAACCGTTACGAATAAACTCAACGGCTTTGTCGTCAATTTCGTTGTCAGTAGTTTCTGCCAACTTGGTGAGCAGATCGACAATCAAAAGTTTTACCTTTTCAGATTGTACAAACGAGAAAAGGATGGGTCGAATAAGGGTGATCATGGTTGGGTAGGCCAGGTAATGTTAAAAGGGAATCCTGATTGGGATGGAAGGTCGCGCAGTGCTTGTCGGTATGTAGCCCAAGCAGCGGAGTCCACAGGAGCATCTGAAAGCTGTGACCAGTCGGATTTAACCAAACGACGGTCACGTTCAGCACGAATGTTATTGCTAGCTTGTTGCTCAGGTAATTCCTGTAAACTCCACGTTTGTGTCCATACACCATCAATGAGATCTACGCCTTGCCTAACACGGTGCGTTTTACTATCACACTCAGGAGATGCTGTAGGCGTAACTGGATATACGTCAAAAGCAGCTAGTTCATTCTCAGTTATGGGTTTTGGAAAAGAAGTACTAGGATTTTCTTTTTTAAGATCCCCTATATTATAGGGAAATCTAGCAACATTGTTATTAACAATTTTTACAAACATGGTATAGTTGCAATAAAAGGGTTAAAGGTCAAAAGAAAGAAGGATACCGCTATAGTAATCAATAATGTACATTTTAGTACCGTTAGATTTAAAAAACAATTCCGTTACAAAATGACTGTATTTAACTACAGAAAAGTTTTGGTTATAACTAGCAGTAGATATATCCCAAGCTGTAGTTAAATTGTATTCATTTACAAAACCGCTATTACCGCAAACATACATTTTAGTACCGTCAGGTTTAAAAAATACTCCGTGTGGATATATATCTTGTGATGCTACAGAAAAGCTTTGGTCATAGCTAGCGGTAGATACGTCCCAAGCTGTAGATAAACTGTATTCATATACGTTATCTCCAGTTGCTCCGGCGATAAACATTTTAGTACCATCACCTTTAAAGGATAGACCTCTTACATTTGTGTCTTGTGTAACTACGGAAAAAACTTGGCTATAACTGGCAGTAGATATATCCCAAGCTGTAGTTAAATTGTATTCATTTACACCGTCTGTAAGTAGACCAGTGACATACATTTTAGTGCCGTCAGGTTTAAAAAACAATCCCGTTGGAATACTTTCTTGTGATGCTACAGAAAAGCTTTGGTTATAACTAGCAGTAGAAACATCCCAAGCTGTAGATAAATTATATTCATACACGGAATCGTTAGCAGAACCAGCGAAATACATTTTAGTACCGTCAGGTTTAAAAAATATTGCTTGTGGCTGCGTGTCCTGTGCTTTTATTCTAAAATAGTCTGTACTTGGGACAATGTAAGACGCTGTTGATATATCCCAAGCAGTAGATAAACTATATTGAAATACAAAGCGTGTTTCAACACCAACGACATACATTTTAGTACCGTCAGGTTTAAAAAATACTCCGTGTGGATATATATCTTGTGATGCTACAGAAAAGTTTTGACTGTAACTAGCAGTGGAGACATCCCAAGCTGTAGTTAAATTGTATTCGTTTATATCGTCTCCAGTTGCTCCGATGATAAACATTTTAGTACCGTCACTTTTAAAAGATAATCCTGTTGAATTTGCTTCTTGTGATGATACAGAAAAGTTTTGGTTATAACTAGCAGTAGATATATCCCAAGCTGTAGTTAAATTATATTCAAACACAGCATCCGAAGTTGAACCGAGAACGTACATTTTGGTACCGTCACTTTTAAAAAATACCGCTTGTGGAGCTGTTTCTTGTAATGCTACAGAAAAGCTTTGGTTATAACTAGCAGTGGAGACATCCCAAGCTGTAGATAAATTATATTCAAACACAGTATCCCAAGATGAACCGATAATGTACATTTTAGTACCGTCAGATTTAAAAAATACATCTCTTGGACTTCCTTCTTGTGATACTACAGAAAAGCTTTGGTTATAACTAGCAGTGGAGACATCCCAAGCTGTAGTTAAATTGTATTCGTTTATAGCGTCTCCAGATGATCCGGCAACGTACATTTTAGTACCATCAGCTTTGAAAAATAAGCCAAATGTACTTGAATCTTGTGGATTTACATTAAAATAGCCTACTGGTGTGCCATTATATGTGGCATTTGATAAATCCCAGCCGCTTAATGTTTCCTTTGGCGCAGCTGCACCCATTAATACTTTATCAAACATAATCAGTTCGTGTAATCTACAAGTGCTGCGCCACGCCAGCGCGTTCCACCGTCATCAGTCACAAAGACAAAAAGGTGTGTCTTACCAGCGGTAAGTGTGGGAGCAGTACCTGCAGGCCATTCAAGACCTGTCCACCAAGTTACAGTACCACTGGTATGTGTAAGTTCTAGTGTGAATGAATATGCCGTGTTGGTGGCAGGCACATTGCTTACGGTAAACGTAGAGTTAGCGTTGATTGTTTTGGTAAAATAGTTACCAGCACTACAATCAATGTTAAGAGCAGAAACCACTTGAACTTCTTGGGTTACATTACCGTCAAAGTCAACGGTACCAGTAAAGGTACCGCCGGTTGCAGGGACGCCAGAATTGTTATCAACGTAAGCTTTAACTGACTGCTGGGTTGGTACTTTCGTACTGGAGTTAGAAGACATGTTATCTTCATCTACTACAAAGCTCATATTTGCAGTACTAGTGTCACTCTCCATAACTGCACCAGCTGCAGCTACATTAGTTGCATCAGTTACATCAGCACTGGTTTCAATGCCATCTAGCTTTGTTTTATCACCAGATGACATCAACCCATCAGCACTTGTGGTTGCATTGCTGTAGGTAGTGTCATTATCAGCAGCCCAAACAGCCGCGCCGTTGTCCCATTTCAAGAACTCACCATTAGATGGTGTGTCAGTAGTTTGAACAACGTCAGAGCTGTCTGGAATGTTTGATGCTTTCCACTTCTCGCCGTCCCACGTATAAGTAGCACCATTAGCAAGAGAATATGTTTGTCCGCTTGTCGGACTAGAGGGAAAATTAAGTGTCATAATTAAGTCTTGATAATAGCGATCATTGCGATGTTACGGGGACGGGTTTCGTCAGGTGTACCAGCAGTTACAGGGTACGAGCCAGTAGTTGAAGGAGTATATACACTACCGCTAGTACTTCCAGGCGATTGAGCAGTACTTTGAAAGCCAGCCACTGTATAACTATGGCTATGTTGTTTAACGTTATCGCTTTGAGCCGTACCCAAAACACGTCCACTATCTATACCACGATTACTGTCTAAACCACGGATAAACTCACCGCGTAGATCAGGTACAGTAAAGTAATCAGTTTCTGGATATGTAGCTAGGGGGAAGTTGGTAATATCACGATGTGCAGCAAACGTGTTACCAATAGTTAATTTTAGAGCATTATAAGCAGCATCTGTCCGAGACAACGCTTGACCTTTACACTCAAGCCAACCAGTAGGTAGAGTAGTGTTTGTCCACCACATAATTGCACCAGTTGGTACAGCAGAGACACTAATAGTGCACTCGTTTGCAGTGCTATTATCTAAAGAAACACCAGTACCAGCCTTAAGTTTTACGTCATTGTCGGTGCTGCCATCAGACAAACGAATACGGAAATCACCGCTGTCATCAGCTCCAGCAAGGCTGTAAGTTGTATTAGTACCCCAACCAAGGTTACCGGCACCATCAGTCTTCAAGTATTGACCAGCAGTACCATCAGTTGCAGGGAAAACAACTGAAAATCCAGGTAGCACAAGTGAAAGGTCTGCACTAAGTGTAGGTGGTTTAATTGTTACACCGTAGTTACCATTTGTATACGTTGTACCCGTGGCGTTGGCAAAACTTACGACACCTGTACCATTTGGGTTAAGGGTAATATTACCGTCGCTAGTACTAACAATTGAGTTACCGTTGACATCAAGACTACCACCAAGTGAAGGTGACGTATCAGCAGATACTGCCGTCAAATAGGTAGCGCTAAGATCTGGGATGTCAGATGAAGCCCAAGTACCAGTGCTACTAATTTTAGACTTTGAAAGTGTTGGGATTGTGGCTGCATAAAAGACACTATTATTAGAATCCCAGATAGAAGTAGGTGTACCACCAACGTCATATTTAACAGTACTAGGATCAATGTCAGGAATTACAGCTGCAATAAACTCTTGATTGGTTGCATTCCAAGCATCTGTTTCAGTACCATTAAATGTGTATTGAATTTTACTAGCATTAAAAGATGGGATACGTGCTACATCAAAAGTACCGCTAGACACGGCAGCAGCATCAAGTGATCCAATGTTAACATCAGTAGCTGCAGTAATCCGACCTTGTTGGTCAACAGTAAACTGAGGAACAGCGCTAGAAGTACCGTATTGAGCAGCTGTTACAGCGGTGTCATCAAGACTAACTTGATAACTACCAGAAGTAACTACTGCACTACCATTGTCAACACTTAGTCCAGTACCACCAGTAACTTGAATGCTAGTTACCGTACCGTTACCAGTACCACGTTGTTGTGGAGCGAATTGGATCCATTGTGCGTCAGATCCAACAGCTTGGCTAGTACTTGAATCAATCGCAAGGCTTTCATCATAGTAAAGGTAAGATTCACCTGTAGCAAAATCAAAATACAAGTCACCATGAGCAACACCAGATGTTGGGATTGTATCACTAATGTGAACTTGAGCATTTACACGAGTTGGCGCTTCAATCAAAATTTGCTCAGAACCACTCGAACCACTTACAGTAATATCAATGCCTGTACCAGCTGCAAATTTAACAGTGTCATTACCTGCAGTCCTTTCAAGAACAAGATTTGCATGGGAACCATCTTGAGCTGCAGACAGTCCTACACTTGAAGTAACATCAGCCCAAGTACCATCACCTTTGAGGTACTTACTATCATTACCAGCAGTACCGTCATTAACGACAATACCTTTTTGACTAGAACCAGCAAATGTAGCAATATCTACTTCAGGTGTTTTAGTAGCTGTAACTGACACAGCAGAACCAGATGCTGCAGTTACTGAAGTAACAGGTTCGGTACCAGCAGAGATAGCGGTTACACGTCCCTGTGTATCGACAGTAACAGAAGTAGGATAAGCAGACGTACCAGCCGTTACTTTGTCAGGCATAGCGGTATCTTTAATGTCACCACTGCTGTCAAAGTAAGTAGAGCTGCTATTGACTGCAGAACCATTCACAGTCAAATTAGTTGCATCTAAAGTACCAGATACACTTGCATTTCCAGTTATAGTTACACTAGCTCCATCAGTACTTACATTAAATACTTCACCAACTTTAAAGTTACCGTTACTATCGCTGCTTGAAATGTAAACCTTACCAGCACCTTCGTTTTTGACTTGGTTAGCTTCAACAGGAGAACCACCACTATCAGGGTGTGCGCGATAATCAGTACCGCTACCAACAAATTCAAACACGTGACCACCAGTAGTGATCAATGATCGGAGATAAAAGTAAACAGTTTGATCGTTAGTAACACTTACGTTGTTATACAACTCAATGTTATAAACACCAGCACTAGGTTCAGTTACATTTTTAATTGGGTAGTAATCAGAAGCACTAGATGGGTTGTTAATAAGCGAGACAACCATGTGGTTAACAGGCTTAGGAGTGTTGTTATTACGCTCAGTCCAAGCAGTAGTAGCATCAATTTGAATTACATTGTTGGTGCTAGTTGCAGAAACAGTTCCTTCAAAAATAGAGTCAACGCTCTGACCATCAGCAACAAGACCAAACCGACCAAAGTCAGTTGTACAGTTGCTCATGTTAATCATACCACCACTTTCTGCTTTTGCGTGGTAGTGACAAAAATGGCCAAAGGTACTTACAAGTTGTGCGTAACCTTCGTTCCTTACCAGTACACCAGGACCATCAAGGCAGATCAAAGTGTAAGCATCAGTCAAGAAAGACCGTAGTGGTGAGTCAGGGTGAGGTACACTACCGTCAACAAGTAGAGCGCCACCAGTAGGTGCAGACGTTTGGTCACCACCAAATGCAGGTTGGTTGACCGTAGAGTGTGGTTGATAGTTTGTGTTATCAATTGCAGAGTCAGCAAATGCTGTACAGTTTTGAATGTACGGACTCTTTTGGAATTTAACAGCGTTACCAGCTCCGTCATTATCTGCAAATGCAAAGAACCAACCTTGTTGTGCGGCTTCACTGTCGGTATGTAGGTCACCGCGAGCACCACTTGCCTTCATACCAGCAAGTGACATGTTGGCAACAAATGAACCAGAACCAAGCTGGAACATGGTTTCGTATTCAGAGGTGCCACTGGTAGCGTTACCGTGAGCACCAGCTTCCATTACCTTGTTGGTAATTGAATCTGCAGCACCGGCAGTAGTTACGTTCCACTTCTTAGTAGGGTGTGGGTGTACGAACACACTACGCATCGACAAACCAATAATCGATACGTTCTTCTTACGGCCAAGGTCAATAGGCAGATATTCAGTGTAAACACCAGGCTGGACAAAGATCATGTCTCCATCTTCAGCTTTGTTCACTGCACCTTGAATGGTTTTCATCGGTACAATGACTCGGTGACCGTCGTTGGTGTCATCACCGTTACCAGCATCAACCCAGATCAGACTATTTTGGTTGATCCAAGTGCCGCCACCTGCAACACCTACCCACTCGTTACCATTCCAAACTGCAAGGTATTTAGTTAATTGTTCGCCTTCTGAATTAAGAGTATCACTTGAGCCAGACTCACTTAGCCAAACAGTACCAGGTAGGTAATCAGTTCCAGAAGGAGCGTTGTTTTGTACAATACCATCGTGACGTTTAGCAATGGCTTTTAGAGTAGCCACTTGGTCATCAGTTACAGTCCAATCTGTACCAGTTACAGTAGGTACGTTATTGGCATAACCATAAACAGTTTCTGTTGAAGTATTAATGTCTTCAGGTTTAATCCGATCAAGATCAACAGAACCTTGACTAATGCCAATTGTGATGTTACCTGCAGCAGGTGTGTTGTCGGCAACATTAATGCCATCAGCACCATGAACTTTATCGTTTAGTGCTGATGTAAGTTGATCAGTTAAATACTCAGTGATAGCACCAGTAGTTGCAACTGTTTGGTTGTCATTTGGCCAACTTGCTGGATTAGCGCCATCATATTCACTAGTATCGACTGTTTCAGCCTTTACGTCAAAGAAAAATTTACGCACCCAACCATGAGAAGCAGCGTCATCTGCATCAGCTGCATTCTCGTCTTCAGAGTTAGTGTAAACATCTTTTAGGTTGGTAATCCTGTTACCACCCATATTAATGTCTGCAGCCGCATTGTTCTTACCAAAACGACTTAGTGCAGCATTCTCCACTTCTTGTGCCAGGTACCGGACCTGAGTGTTGTTGTCATTCAGGTCATCGGCACGGATAGCAGACCCAGCAAAGAACTGAGCCTTAGGATCATCAACGCTAGTTTGACGATAAATACGAATAGCTACATTACTGGCAGGTGCAGTATTAAAAGAAATAGTTGTAGCGTTGGCAAAGGAGTATTCAGTTGTAGCTTGGTCAACGTTATTTAGCGCTACTTTAACGTCAGCCTCTTCAAAGTATTCAAATGTAAAAGAGAAATTGGTTTGTGAACCATCCCCTGTATATGTATTTTGTACAGTTGCCATTGCTTAATTAGTTAGCGGTTTTGTAGTGGAAAGGATGGAGCTTGACCACGACGTTGGTCAATAATGTTAAATTCTTGTTGAATAGTTTTTGTTTTGATTTCATCGTAATTACTAAGACTTGCTTCAGCAGCAGCTTTAGCAAACCGTAGTTCACGATCTAGTTCATAGTACAAATTAGCATAAACTTGTTCGTCAATCTGATGTCCTTCATTACGAAGTGCTTTAATTTGTGCACGCCATTCTTTGGCTTCATTGCTCTTCATGACGCGCTTGATTGCTTCACGGAATTTACCTTGCTTACCCATCAAGCTAAACAATTCAGATCGTTCTGCAGGTGTATATTCAACACCTTTACTGCTTTTGTTAAACGTAGGACGTGCATCATATTCAATATCAATAAGGAACTGACGTTCTTCAGATAGACCATCAGCAACTTTCATTGGCATGTATGCATTCCAAAAACGATTAAAGAAGTTTTCAGTATAGCCTACAGGCTTACCGTCAATCCAGTCATAAGCAGTTGGAAGTGCACTGTTGGGGTTGAATGTATCGAGGAATCTGTTACGGTTTTTAAATAGTTGGAACAGTTCTTGATTTAGTTCACGTAGTTCAGGTTGCATTAAACGACCAAGTTCATTACGGAATCCAGACAATGGAATCAAAGAGCTACCAAACGAAGCTCCCCAACGTGCAGCTGCAGCCGGGTTACCAGACAACACATCATTCATAGGCTCAAGACCAGCAAGGAATGATTTGTTTGTAAGGTTAGCACCAAGGACAAAGCCAGCTTTATTCATCAAAGATGTCCAGCTAGGTTCATCAATAGTGTCACTGTTATCCATAATGTCAGCAGTCACAGAAATGAAATCAGCCATAGGTCCAAGGAAGTCATAGCTGTACCATTTACCATCCCAACCTTTATAGCTGCGAGGTTTCCAACCAAGTTGTTTACGGTTCTTTTGACGTTCCTTGTCGTAGTGTCCATTACCAGTCAAACGGTCTTGGGTAAACATAAATGCTGCACCCATTACCGAAGCAGTGCCAATTGCCTTACGACCACGAATTTCTGCACGAAGAGTTTTAAAAGTCTGTTCTGCAAACTGATCAACAGGTAAACCACGTGATTCAAGGATTTCAATAATCTCTTCACGAGTAAATTGTGCACCAGGTAAAGCCAATCTGTTGTAATCTTTTATAAAGGCAGAGACAGGACTAAACTTGTTTACCATGCCAACCATGTTGTCCGCAGTACGTGGGAACATCAAGAATGGTTTAAGGAAAGGAGCACGGCTAATCAAACCACTAAGGGATCGTACGTTGTCAGTATCCAAGTTAAGTGCAATTTCACGACTAGCAAAGTCAACAGCTTTGTCAGTAATCATACCTGACTTGTCGAACATGCTGTCATAAACTTCATTTTCAGCTTTAATGATGTCTGCTTTACTAAGCTGTGGACCGTAGCTATGTCGGATCATGCGATCATATACACGTCCCCTTGCTTCAATGTTAGCGAGAGCAGCACGTGTAAAACCATCAAGAGCTGTCATAGCATTACCCCCAAACCTCAACCAAGGATGGTTAGCAATGTCTTGCATGGTCTCTGCCATGTTGTACAGAACCATAGGACCATCTTCACCTTCTTTTTGAGCAGACAAAGCAAATGAATGTAGAACGTCCATCGTTGCTTCGTTTTTAGCTACAAGATCATCACGCATGATGTAACTAACAGAAGTCGGATCAATAGCAGCCTTACTATACACAAATGACATATGTTTCATAGCTTTACTGAAAGTATCAGTGATAGCCATGTATTGATAAGAAGCACGTTTAATGGTTTTCATGTCACCAGCCATAGCTGCACCAGCAAACACACTAATAGGTTTCTGTACCATTAGGATAGCGTTACCAGCAAAAGCTTTGATTGGGGTAGAGAAAGCTGACAACACAGAATTGTAGATGTTACTCCAAACTCCTTGTACAATCTGATTAGGAATCTCAGGTTGTAAATCAATAAATGCCTTTTCAATGTTAGGTAGACTTTGATTGACAAAGTTATGCAACTTAGACAACGTATCAATGTTACCATCACTAAATTCCCAAGCCATCTGCAAAGGCACCAAGAAGTTACGACGTTCTTGTGCCATGTAGCGCAAAGAATTTACAGAGTTCTTTGCACGATTGACAATGTTCTTTAATGCTTCTTCTGATTTTTCGTTTGCATTTTGACCAGCCTTAAGGAGAACCTCAGGGTTGTTGCTAAATCTTTTCCAAGTGTTAAGGAAGTTAAGCGAAGCACCCCAGTTGTAAGCAGCAAAACCTTTTTCAACCATCAAGTATTCAAGACGATCAAGGATCATTTCTTGTGCACGTCCAACTGCTTCTGTATCTTCCGCATAACGAGCACCTTCAGCAATATCAGAGATTTGACCAGCTTCAGAAGTCACAAGATAAGCAGCAGCTTTCTGAACATTCATATCAACGTAATCATCAAGATATTGCTTGATGGTTTTCATTACAGCATTGTAACCACTTTGAGTCAAGACACGCTTGTTTAGGTCTTGTACACCATCTTTGAATTGATCAAGTGTAGCTTTAAGCATTCCTGTATCCATCCTAGGATCAATCAGGATTTCAGCAAGCTTAGTACCAGCAGCATCAATCTCTTCAAACGACAATGATTTACCGTTTGGTAGTTCAGCTGAATACTTACCACCCTTACGAATAGTGTCTTTGATTTGATTGACAATCATACGTTTAGTTAGATTGTCTGCATCAAGACCAAGCTTACGTGCTGCTTCAGTTACAATACTACCAAGTCTACCATGTACAGTACCGATGTTATTTTGTACACGCACTGCATCTACGCTAGCACCGATGACACCACCAGGATCTAACGAACGAGCACCCGACTCTGCATCAGTAAATACATCGTGCACTCCAAGCAACGGTTTATCAAGATCGGTTGTTTTAGACAATTGATAAGCACCAATTTCATCTAGTGCATCCTCCTGGGATTGGATTGATTTAGAGAAAACATCTTCTGGTACTTCACCTTTAGCAGCAGCTTCGTTTAGTTCATCAAACAAAGCTTGTGCCGAATCAGGACCAGCAATATACTTAGTTGTTGCTTTGGTACCAATGACACCTTTTAAAAGCTTACCAGAGGCCTCTAGGAGGCTGCTGAACATGCCTAGACCAACACCTTCGTTAATACTCTTAGCACGCTTAACATCAGGGTCATCCCCGTCCATTGTAGCCCAATCCTTGCTGATCCAGCTAAACGTTTTAGGGAACATCTTTTTAAGTGTACCTTGGACGTTATCACCTTCTGCAGTTCGGGTGTTGGTATAATCGACAAGCACACCTGTGCCAATGTCCATACCAGCTTCACCAATAAGTTTTACTAATCGGTTCTGACCAATACTCCAACCAACCTTCCCTTGAAGACCAGCTCCCAAAGCCTTACCACCTCTGGCAAGGAACAAGTTGGGTACAACAAATGAAGCAATCTCCCTTGAAACTTCAGCATATTCTGATTCAAACTTACGATACTTAGGGATCTTAACACCAGGAATCATGTTAAGAGTATCAGCAACATAATCCAGAGTACCAGCAGCAGTAGATTGCACTTGCTCAACCAAAGGTTGGGTTACTTCTTGTGCCTTTTCTGCTACCCCTTTAACAGCGTCAACAGCTCTACTAAGGCCATCCATACCAGAATACCCCCTAGGATCTTCTGTCTTAGGTTCTTCCTTTTTCGGAGGTTGCGTAACTGTAGTTGGTTCTTTCTGTTGTTCAGCTTGTTCTGCCTCCTGTAAAGCTTTATCTCTAGTCAATTGCTCAGTATCAGCCATCTGCTGTTGACGCATTTCATCTAGAACTGCATCATCTGGACCTTTTAGTTGGTCATCATATTCTTCAAATAATTCATCCATTGTCAATAAACCTCAAATACTCAGTAGGTATAGGACCAGTCCAAGCTCCCTTTCCTATTTGTCCAGCATAATGGAAGAAGTTACCAGCATCATCTACAATTACGTCACCTAACCCCATGTTATGGCGTAGCGTAGTACCTTTGAAATCAGTCCTACCTTTTAGTCGGTGCAGCATACCTACAATCAAACGCTGTCCTTCAGGACTTGCTAATTTAGCAGCCAGCTTTGGATCATCATAAGCGATATTTTTTTCCACCGCTTCATATTGTTTGGCTTGGAAAATAACATCTTTTACAGTGTTAGGGAATGCAGGGTGAGCTACGCGATTAAGCACGGATGCTGCGACAGCATATTCATCTGCAGTACCACGTGCTGCCTCAGCAGAGACAACGTAAGCTAAGTACTTGTAATCTTCCTCTGTAAGACCCTTCAAACCACCACTAGCTGGTACATATTGAGCCATACCTGAACGGATAGACCAACGATCATTATGCAACCTTTGTACCATCATCTGGTTACCAGCACCAGACATAATAGTATTGAGTTGCCTTTGAATGTCAGGAGTTACTTGATTAGATTTCTTCAAAAGTTCGGCATAAGTCTCCAATGGATCTTCACCAATTGCCTTAAGCTGTTCATTTAGAACTTGCATAGGATTAGCGTGTAGCATCTTGGCTACAAGTTGTACACGTTCAGAGATCTCTCCTTGTGCTTGGAACCTATTACGCATTGCAACGATCTCTTCACGGCTACCAATAATCTCTGGTGAAGTCAGTGCTCGTTGTCCGAGTGTACTATAAAGATTACGGATAGTGTTTAGTTTATCTTTAGTGGCACGTACTGAACCAAAGGCTCCTGCACCTGCTTGTCCAAAGTATTGAGAAAAGCCACCACCTTGTACATCATAGTAGTACCTGCTCTTTTGATTTTTAATGCCTTCAGTAAATTCATTGTTAATTTCAAGTAGTACTTTATCAGCAGCCGCACGTCGATCCATACCACCTTCAATTAGTTCATTGACACGTGACATGTATTTACGTTGTAGGTCCGTAACAATAACATTACCACCAAGAACATCGACACCTTTAGCAGTTACATACGGATTCCTTTTAACTAGAGTTTCAATGTCTTTCAAATGATCCCCATGGAAACCTTCACGCATCTTTTGCTGTCTTGCTGCAGATTGCTCAAAGTCTCTTTGAAGGATAGGATGCTCTTTTTCAAGAATCTCAGGTGTAAGTGCATGACGCTGTTCAAGAAGCTTAAGACGTTTACGACGTTCGTCCAGCTCAGCACCACCCATACTAGCATTTTGCCACAGGTTTTGCAAAGCTTCAGGTGCACTCCAAGCAATACCAGCTTGAGCATACAACTCTTGTCCACGTCTAATCAAATCGGCAACATCACCTTCTGTGTAATCACCTTTAGATTGAAGGTACTCAATACCTTTTCTGATTGCATCTTCAGCAACAATCTTTTTATCGTACAGTTCGTTTTCACGCTCAATCTTTTGAGCATTGTAGATTGCTTTTTTAAAGTCATCAATACGATCTCGTTGTAGCGTAGAAAACTTACGACCATTCAATTCAATGTTTTCGTATTGCGTTAAGATTGCATCAGCAGCTTCAGGGTTAGATTTGTACAAAGCAGTCAGTTCTTCAAAGAACTTATTGTGTGCACCAGGATAACCAATAGTCTTACCATTTTGATCAGGTGTGATCGCTACTGAATTGAGGTACTGACTAGCAGCAAATTGATTGGTTTTGTAAGTATCCTCTAGAACACCAAAAGCAGATTCCCTGTCAATATAACCACGATTAATGGCATACCCCTTTTCAGCAGCTTTGTTTAATTTAAGACTTGCTTCATC